CTAAAGAAGTATGTTTTTATGCATATAAAAGAATTAATCATTTTAAAGAAATTTTGGCACAATTTCAAGGCAAAGAAACAACACAAATACCACCAGATGTTGTTGAAAATATTAAGATTCAAATCAAAAAAGAGAGAATCGAATTGTCTCAAATTACAAATATAAAAACAAAAGAAATTCTTAAAAAGTTAGGATATAATAAATACTATGAACATATACCATTTATTAAAGACAAGTTGGGTATTAAACCTCCAATAATGTCTCCTGAATTAGAAGAAACACTATGTAATCTTTTTATTGAATTACAATCACCTTATTCGAAATATTGTCCAGATGATAGAGTTAATTTTTTAAACTATTATTATACTGCTTATAAATTATGTGAGTTATTAAATGAAAAAAATTATTTGGAACATTTTCCCATGTTAAAAGATCCAGAAAAAAGAATGGAACAAGATGAAATATGGAAAAAAATTTGTTTAGACTTAGATTGGGAATATATACCGACTATCTAAAATTTTTTTTAATTTTTTAATTTTTTAATTTTTATTTTTTTAATTTTTAACATTTTATGCATCAATAAAATGTAAATATATATAAAAAATTGCAAAATTAGATAGTAAATAGATTTCGCAATTCATTATATTCGATTGTAAAAATACAGATGCACATAATATTTGTTGAAGGTATAATAATAAATATAATAGTAGATATTTCTTTTTATAACAATGATTGTACATGAATAAATATTATAAGGATGACCATTATAAGTACCATTAACTATTCTATTTTTACAAGTAGTAATATGCCGATTTTTTATATGAATTATTCTTTATGGCTTTTAATATCATTCTTTTTTTCTATATACTATCAATTAAATTTATATTTTGTTTTATATGGATTTTTATTTTGGTCTTTTTGGGAATATATTTATCATCGTTTTATTATGCATGGACTAAAAAATACGATTTATTATTATAAAATGCACGGACATCATCATATGTACCCTAGTAAGCCATCACATATACCTGTGTTTCAATATATCATTGTTTTTCCAATATTTTTTATCTCTTCTTATGTGGTAGATCCATCATTTTTATTTTCTTATTTACTCGGTCACATGGGTGGACTATATTGTTTTGAATCAATCCATTATTTTATACATAATGATATTAATAAAGAAAAAATATATACTAAGTATCATTTGTATCATCATAGTCATTCTCAAAAAGCATTTTGTTTTACAACACCTTGTTTTGACATTTTGTGCGGGACTTTTCCAAATGATACTTTTAATTATAATTTTATTGCTCTTTTACCGATTCCATATATCAGTTTTTATGGTGTAAGTAAAAAACAAGTCAGCATGTAAACCTATAACTATCTAACCTTGAGTAGGTTTATAAGGGAATAATTGTAATTCTCTAGTATTATAAATAGAAAAATTAGGATCATAATTATTTGCACCTACACCGCTTCCATAACATGTTCCGCCTCTTAGATTTCTTCTACGTCTAGTTCTTTTAGTATTTTTTTTGGATTTTCTATTTTTATTTGTATTTCTTCTTTTACATGATTGTTTTGACATAATATATAGTTAGATTTAAATTTAACTATATAGATTTCTAAATTTCATCTACTATATTACCTTCTCTATCATATATCCAAATTTCATAAATGTATCCTAAATCTTTGGCTCCATTCTGTTTTTCTAAAACATTATTTTTTGTTTGATTTGTCCATGTTGATTTAACTTCAATACATCTATTTTGTGATGGAATATAAAAATCTACGTAATGTCTTCTTCTTTTATTATTTATGTCATTGTACCATATAACTGGAACATCTTTTCTATTTGTTATAATAGAATCTTCACATATTTTTTCAAAGTATAGTAATCTATCTAACGCAAAATTTTCATATCCTTGATAATCTAATAATTTACCAGATGGTAACTTATATTGTTTTTTGTTGTAGGAACTTTTAAGCATTGTATCTGCTACCTCTGCATTTTGAGAATGATGAGGAACTCCATATCTCTCTAAGTTTGTTTGGATAGATTTTTCTCTGAATTCTGGTGTTTCTAAATAATGTTTGACACCATATTTTTCTAGATTTGTTTCACATGTTTTATTTTTAATATCTTTATTTTGTTGTGGATTTTCTACACCATATTTCAATAAATTTGTTTGTTTTATTTGTTCTCTAACTTGAGAAGATTGCAAAACATATTCAACCCCATATTTTTCTAAACTTTTTCCCTTCTTTTTTTGTTTAATTACTTCTAATTGTGAATTATGTTCTACTCCATATTTTTCAACCATTTTATTTTTTTGTTTTTCTTTTATTTCATTATTTTTCATAGGGTTATCTACTCCAAATTTATGTAAATTGGTTTCCAGTATTTTTACTTTACCATTTTCTTTACTACAATTTTCACAATATCCTCCTATTTTTAGAACCTGACGGAATGGTTTTATAAAATTATTTTCACAACTATCATGTAAGCAAATACCTTCAATATTTGTATCTCTATTAATAAATTTTTCAGAATAGTCGTGTAATAATATTATATTATTTTCATTACAAAATTCCATCAACATATGAATATCGTATTTTACCTTTGATTTTTTTATTTTATTTTTTGAAATACTTTGCATACAAGCCTCGCAATATGCGCCTGTTTTAATTAACTGACGAAAATATTTATTGAATTTATTACAACAATTTTCAGTTATACAATTGCCTTCAATATAGCTTTCTCTATTTATATTTTCATACGTATGTTCTTTTACTAATTGTATTTTGTTTTCATTGCAATATTGTAGAAGACTTTTATTAGTGTACCTCATTACTATATTATACGAATTTGCTTTATATTAATTATTTTATAAATAATAAAAATAATCAATTTATTTTAAAATACTGCATCATTTATCGTCTTAAAACCCCCCAGGAAATTTAACCATATTTAGTCCAATTCCTAGACCGGCTCCAGACCTAGCAGAAACTCCCATCGATGGCACATAGGTGTCAAGGATGCTAAAGGTAGCGGCAGCAGTTAAGGCGATCAAAACAATTTCCTCAACATTTAAAGAACGTTTAGGGATAGCGTAAGCAGCAATAGCAACCATTAAACCTTCAACAAGGTACTTAATAATTCTTTTAACAAGTTCGGCAACATTAATCATTCCACCCATTATATTAATTAATAAGAAAAAAATATATATTGCGATAAAAAACTTAAAATTAAATAATGTAAATAATTAAAATGGATCGTTCTAAATCTAAGAGTTCTAAAAAATCTGGTTTTGAAAAAAAAGAAATAAATGGAAAACCTAATCCTAAATATGTTGATTTATTAGAAGAAGATAAACCTATTTCTGGTCAAAAATTTGCATGTATTTCATTTTGTTCACCTGAACAAATATTAAAGAAAAAAGACATCTATTTTTTCGAAGAATTCCTAAAGAAGTGGGATTTGAATAAATCAATGGAAAAGTTTGTACAATTTCTTAATTTTATTTCTTTTAAGTACAATGTTTCCTTTGATGATTTGACAAATGATTTTAAAGAATTTGTTAAAGAAGAAAAGGAAATATTATCTAAAACTACTTTTGAGGATGAATACAAGACTTTTCTTGATAATAACGAAGAAGAATTACAGAAACAATTTGATATTGCTAATAATTTCCAAACAAATACACGTGGAATTAAAATTCGAGGCTCTTATCCTACACAAGAAGAGGCTGAATTAAGAGCTAAAATGTTAAGAGAAGTTGATGATAAACATGATATATTTGTGGGACCAGTTGGTATGTGGATGCCATGGGATCCAGAAGCTTATAAAACTGGACGTGTTGAATATATGGAGGAAGAGTTGAACAAATTAATGAGTGAGAAAAAAAATAATGAAGCTAATGCTAAATCCACTTTTGAACAACGTGTCAAAGAATCCAAACAAAAGGCAATTGATGAAAATATTAAGAATGCAGAAAAATCTGGAAACACGCTAACACAAACAATTGATGAACAGGGTAATTTGATTGGTGTAAACAATGTAAATACTCAAGAGTTTGCCTTGAAGGAACAAGAAAATATTTCATCTGCTGATATTTGTAATGAGTTGTTTGAAGGAGAGAATATTGTTATTGGAAAGACTGATAATGGTCAAAGTCAATTAGTATCGGGACCTTTTTCCAATCCATCCACCTTTTAGAAAAGGTGGAGTCAAATTTTGAATCTTGTTTTTTTAAATAGTTTTACTACACTTTTTAAAATCTTATATATATATATATATATATATATATGTCAAATTATATAACAAATAATAAACCTCTTACAGAAATATTTCAGAGTGGTACGAATCCTGATATAGTAACAAATTATAAAACTAATATAAATGGCATAGATACAGATTTATCTCAAATTTTTGCTAAAAATACAAATGAAATATTTGTAGATAATACAGGTTTTATTTGTAATATAAATAATGCAGATATAGATTTATCTAGACTTTTTCAAAGAAAAGATCCATTTACTTTTACCAGTGGTTCATCATCAAATTATATTGCATCTAGTATTATTCGTGATAATGTTGTATATTATGGATATTATTTCGATACTGGTACTTTTAATTTTACTAATAATTATCCTATTGATTTGTATCAAGTTTGGTGCGTTGCTACTGGTGGTAGGGGGGAAAATGGTCTATCTGCTTCTTCAAGTGTCGATTTCGACGGCGGTAATGGAGGGGAAATTAAAATAATTGGTAGTAATACTAGTGTAAGCGTAACTTGTACAATTGTCACAGGTAGTACTTTTACTTTAAATGTAAATAACGTTAATGGTACTGATAGTAGTGGTACTATTCCTGTTGCTGGTAGTTATACAGCTAAAACCGCTGGTGGTGCTAGTGGAGGTACTAAGGGAAATAATGGATCAGATGGCAGGCCAAATTTTTATAACGGACTATATTATGGCGGAGGTGGTGGTGGTGGTGTTGGTAATAATATCGGTGGTAATGGAACTAATGGAGGACTAGGAGGTGGAGGCGGTGGAGGTAGTGCAATTGGTAGTAATTATACAGGTGGTAATGGTGGTGGTATAAGTGCTAGTCTTGTAGGTGGCCGTGGAGGTAATACTACTGCTGGAGAAAATTCACGATTTGGAGGTGGAGGTGGTGGTTCTGCTAATCTTTTTTCTGCCACTAATGGTGGTAATGGTGGCCCTAATGGTGGTGGTTATGGTGGTCAGGCGATAATTAGTAGTGGAGGGAATAATACAGGTGGAGGAGGTGGAGGAGTGGGTACAGGTGGAGGAGGGGGGTGTGTAGGAGTACCACAAAGTGTTATCGGTATTGGAGCTTCTTCTGTAGGAGGAGGAGGAGGAGGTTCTGGTATCACAATTTTAATATTTAGACCTACTAATTAAAAAATATATTTTTTGAAAAATTATAAAGTATATATCAAAAAAATAGAAAATTTGAATATCTTATGAAAATGGTTGTAAATATATTTCTATACATGGTAAATTTAATTATGAATTATTTAATTAAATTTATTGACAAAAACTAAATTGTAAATCAATAAAAATAAATCAATAAAAATAAATCAATAAAAATAAATCAATAAAAATAAATCAATATAAAACTATAAAATAATATAACTTATAATGAAAATTTGTTATATTATTTCAACTTGTAACAAATATTTAGAAACTCGTGTTGAATATCAGATGGAAACAATGCTAAAACATTTTAATACTTCAGATATTTATTATTTGACTTCAAAACTTGATTTAGAAAAACGACAATTTGGTTGGAATTGTATGGATGATGGTAAAAACATTTCCTGGAAATATATTCATTTTATTTATAATATGAATATTCCTGAATATGACTGGTATATATTCATTGATGATGACACATTTGTATTTCAAAGTCGTTTGGAAAACTTATTGCAAACATATAATCACAACGAATGCTATTACATTGGAAAACAACTCGATCATGTCGAAAAACAATTTTGTTTATACACATCTGGAGGCGCAGGATATGCAATTTCTAATGCATTATACTCTAAAATGTATTCGTATGTTCGTGAAAATGGTATTAATAATAATTATAAACATTGGTGTGACGATTTATGTATTGGTTTATGGATACAAGAAATATCAAAAAAACATGGAATAATTTTGAATCAATTAAATAATAATTTATTTCATTTGGAATCACATAAATATGACAATGAATTAACAGACGCAATTACATTTCATAAAGTTATGACTTTAGAACAATATCAATTTTATCAATCTATTGCAGAAAAAGAAACAAAAAATATATTAGAAAAAGAATATAAAAAATGTAAAGAAGATACAACATTTGCACTAGTAACAGATATTGCTTATTGGGAAAAAGCAAAAAAAACGATTGTTGATTTAAGAACTCGAGGTAATTGGCAAGGTCCAATTGTATTGGCTACAATTGATTTTGAGTTAAATACTAATTTTAAAGATTTTTATAATATAATTGAAGTAAAATTTCCACAAATAGATAAGTGTTCACTTCTAGAAAAAATCGGACCAAATGGATTCTCAAATTCAGATAAGAGAGAATTGATAAAGACAAATCAATGGGAAAAATTACATATTTTTGATGATTATTTTAAAAAATGGGAACGTGTGGTATTTTTGGATGCAGGATTACGTATATTAGATGATGTATCACACTTATTGGCGCTCGATTACAAAAATAAAATTTTAGCACCCGTAGATGGTAAGCATTATGACCATAATAAATTTGAATGTCAATTATCTTATGATAAGCCAGAATTGATTGCTTCTCTCGTTGACATATTTGGAAATAATATATTACAATCTAATTTTATGTTAAATTGTATTTGGATTTATGATACAAGTATTCTTGATTTATGTGGTAAGAATCAACTGATAGAAGCAATGAATAGTTATCCATTTTGTAAAACAAATGAGATGGGAATTATGAATCTCCTATTTCATTTTAAATATCACCTATGGGAACCTTTTCCTGTAAAAGCATCTACCAATAATAAGTATTTGTTTGATTGGTGTGAGTTAAATAATCAGGGTACACATTGGAAAGACTATTGTTATATTAAGTATCCTGTTAGTATTAGTTTTGGCGATACTTAAAATATAGTGTTACTTGGATTATAATAAGATACTTAAAAAATGTTTGTATTTTTTACCATTTATTTGCCTTTTTGACACTGATTTTGGGACCAGCTCCGCGTTTTTTCTGTTTATTTGGATCATATTGCTCCTCATCCTCATCATCCTTAAGACTTTTTGATAATTCCCAGAATTCCTTAGACCCTAATCTGAAGTCGCCATGATTTTCAGCCTTGTACCAGAACACCTGATCATGTAATTTGTTGGATTTTGAGTTATTATTTATTACCAAGCACTCATAATTTTCTGTGCATTGATCCATAACCTGACAAAAGCTCTCAAATGTAGGGAACATGCCGGCATAGTTTTCATAGATTCGCTTCCTATTTGCAATATAATTTTCTCTTAAAATAAAAACATAATCTATGTTAGTTCTCAACGTTGGTGGGATTCCAAGCGGATATTGCATTGTAATCACCAACATTATTTTCCAATGTCTCAATTAATACCATTTTCATTTAGACATTTCTTTCTAAAATCATTAAACCTATGCTTTTTAAATGGGCATAGCACTTTCTCAAGTGGGTTTAGACTATATCTTAAGGTATCATTAAAGTTGGTTAAACTTCTCAACCCCACGAGCATTTAGTCGTTGAACTATCATCATATCCTTACCATATCGGACTTAGATGACGAGCTGCGGATTATCTCTATTTTATACTTTTTTACTATACCTTATGTAATTAGCATAAGCCATTATTATATTTCTATAATAATTTAGTAGTATAAACTTAGCAAGACTTTCCCGCAATTTGGACGTGTTGCTCAATGTTATAATATAAGCATTGAACTAGCCATTCTTTGAAATGACTATGGCATACATTTTACCATTCATAAATAAGAGTCGCATCATCTTATCGCGAGCCCATGTGTTATCATACAAGCAATCATCTAATATAACAAATGCACGTGGATCAATATTGCTGCGTTTATAAGTTTCCATTTCCTTTTTAATTTGCTTCAATACAGTTCGCTGTCGCTTCAAAATGTTTTCAATAATAGCAGTATTGTATTCATTGTGAATAAAAAGTTTTGGCACCATTTTGCCGTAAAACCCGTTACCCTCTTCTGTACCTGATATAACAGTTCCAATAGGAATATCTTGTTGATAATAAAGTAAATCTCTTACCAAGAAAGACTTACCAGTGTCACGCTTACCAATTAAAACAACCACAGGACCTTTATTTTCATTGGGTTTGAAGCTAATATTCTTCATATCAAACTTTTTAAGTTCCAAGGTCATATTATAAGTTTTAGAAATTATATTTTATTCCTTTTTACGCAATTAAAAACTACTAAACTGCATATTTATTTAAATGATCAATAAGTTAAAAACTATAATAATTTATATATTATTTAGCTAAAAGAATGATTAATGTCCATTATCAAAAAAGAAAGAATACTGAGCTTTTTAAAAGTTTAGAAGATCCAGAAATTTTAAATCTCTCCAACATCCAAAATTATATACCAATTTACAATAAATTTTTTTCATTAAATAATACTAACTTTAATGGAATTAATTTTAATAATAAGTTATACATTACAAATGTGAATAAAAAACTAGAGGAAAAATTGAATCTTTATAATTGTAGAATTAAAAATAGTGTAAATAATAAAGTAAAAGATCGAAATGTTTTTTTTAAATTAGCACCATTATTAGATCCATATAAATATCTAGTTGGAAAATATAATATAAACGACGAACGACTATTTAATCTGCCAAATTTAGATTCAACCGAAGAAGAATGTCATGCTAAATTTATTGACCAAAATAATTCAGCCTATGTAGACGGACTTTTTTTATATTTAACTAGCCAGATCATACATAAAACATATTTTCCTCATGGAGTAGATTATTATGGTTCACTTTTAGGAATAAAACAAAATTTTGTATTAAATGTATTTGACGATATTGATTATTTAAAAAATTCTGAATTTTTTAATAAAAATAAAAATATTTTATTTAAAATAGATGAATATGAGCATTTATTTCCTGATGAAAAAGAAAAACTAAAACCTATTCAAATTGATCACACTTTAAGTGTTAAATCTCAAATATCACTTCAGAGTATTGATAATCAACTATTTGAAAATGTTTTTGAAGATAGCTTAGTAAACTTAAACGATTTTAAAAATATGTCGATTGATTTGGTAGAAGTAACAAATTCTAACCTTTTAGAACATAAAGACACAAATAATAGTCATGTTACATTAAAATCAAATTCTACGTGTTCTTCAAGATCTTCATATACTAATAATGATTTTGAAGAAAATGATAGCAATGAAGAGGAAGAAGAATACGAGGAACAAGAAGAGGAAGATGACGAGGAAGGGGAAGGGGAAGAAGAAGAGGAAGAGGAAGAGGAAGATGAAGAGGAAGAGGAAGAAGAAATTATTCATGCAACAATACCAAAATTTCCAATTCAAATGATTTGCATGGAATATTGTGAAAATACATTTGACGAATTAATTTTAAATAATGATTTATCAAACGAAGAATGGTATTCTGCATTAATGCAAATTATTATGATATTAATTACTTATCAAAAAGCTTTCCATTTTACACATAATGACTTGCATACAAATAACGTTATGTATAATACTACTGACATAAAATTTATTTATTATTGTTACAAAAAAAAATATTACAAAGTACCAACTTATGGACGCATTTTTAAAATAATAGATTTTGGAAGGAGTATTTATAAATTTGATGGAAAATTATTTTGTAGTGATAGTTTTCAAATAGGCGGAGATGCATCTACACAATATAATACAGAACCATATTTAAATGAGAAAAAACCCCGTTTAGAACCTAATTATAGTTTTGATTTATGCCGTTTAGCTTGTTCCATTTTTGATTATTTAATAGAGGATATTGCAGAGGTCAATGATCTAAGCAAATGCACCGATCCTGTTAAACGACTAATTGTTGAATGGTGTTTAGATGATAAAGGAATTAATATGTTATACAAAAACAATGGAACCGATCGATATCCTGATTTTAAATTATATAAAATGATAGCACGTTGTGTTCATAATCATACGCCACACGCACAATTGGAACGTGAAGAATTTAAGACATTTTTATATAATGGACCCATAAAAAATGATTATATAAATATTGATGAAATACCAGTATGTGTATAAAGATATAAATTATAAGAATTTGTTAAATATTATACTATATTTTTATTTATATATAGTATGAAATCGTATGGATTTATTATGACTAGGCATGTTAATTCAGAAAAAACAAATAGGTATTGGAATCATTCAGTAAAATTATTAAGAACACATTATCCATATAGAAAGATTGTTATTATTGATGATAATAGTAATCAAGAGTTTGTAAAAGCTGATTTTGATTATAAAAATATTGAAGTTATACAATCTGAATTTCCAGGTCGTGGAGAAATTTTACCTTACTATTATTTAATTAAAAATAATTTTTTTGATAATGCTATTATCATACATGATAGTATATTTTTTCATAAAAGAATTAATTTTGACTTATTAAAAGATACGAAAGTTATTCCATTATGGTTTTTTTATTCTGATAAAGAAAATGTTGAAAACACAATACGGATATCTAGCGTACTCAAAAATAATCATTTATTAATTCAAAACTTGAAAAATGATACTATAAATATGATGCCATCTCAAAAGTGGTATGGATGTTTTGGTATACAATGTTATATTAATCGCAATTTTTTACTAGATATAGAAAATAAATATAATATAACAAATATGATTTCTCAAATAATTTGTAGAGCAGATAGATGTTGTCTAGAAAGAATAATGGGTTATATTTTTTTTACAGAGAATCCAATAATATCTAAAAAAAAATCGCTTTTTGGTAATATTATGAAATATCAAACTTGGGGTTACACATTTGATGAATATATAAACAACTTAAAAAAAGGCACTATAACGAGATATGTTGTAAAAGTGTGGACTGGTAGATAAGTCGCTACGCTTTATCAGTCGCTACGCTTTATCAGTCGCTACGCTTCAAAAATTCGGATTATCTGTAAATATTTGTGGAGTTGAACCACCTACATTCATAATTGGATTAATTTGTATTAATAAATAATGACCTGCTATTACACTGAAATAAACAATTAAAGCATCTCTAATCAATAATTTTAATGGCTTACTTTCTTTTTCTATAAATCGCATTTCTAAAAATTTTGTAATTAAAAATATAATGGAGATTAATGCAGCAGTTACAAATATATTAGTCATCTAATATATTTATTGAATAATCTTAATCTTTTTATACGCAAATTAAAATAATTTATATAATTTTTTATTCTAAAATCTCAATATCATCAATTAATAAATCTGGCAATAAATCAATAGATGGTTCTTCAATATTATGAACATCAAGAGGGTCTAAACTAAAATCTTGATCAGAAATTGTTAACTTGACATTATCATCATCATCATCTTCCATTTGCTTTCTTTGTTGATTTCTGATTTGACTAATTTGTTCTAATGTATCTACATCTTTGGGAGCACTAATAGAGGTAACTGATCCATCAGTAGTTTTGATAAAATCTACATCATTGAAACTTAAACGAGCATTTTCAGGAATAGGCTCTTGTTGTACAACTTTCTCTATATGTGGTTTTTTAATAGGTTCATTAATAATTTCTTCTTTCACTTCTTCCACAACATCTTCTTCGATTGTTTCATCCATATAAGCCTTTAAAATAGCCTCTACGGGAATATTTTCACGTAAAGTATTTAAAATGCATTCTTGTACAATAATTTCTAACTCTCTATGATTTTTTTGTATTTGTAATGGCTGAATACCAATTTCAAATAGGTAAACATTTTTATATATCTTTCTTGCAACATTAATATAAGTTTTATGAATAAAATCATCTAACTTAGGAATATTAATATCAATCTTCTTTTGTTTTTGACCTACACGCATAGAGGTTAATACTTTTAATTGAATAATATGAACACATGTCACTAAATCTTCTAAATAGTTACATCCAGATTTTTCACAAATGCGTTTTTTTTCTGTTTCAATAATTTGAGAGTTCCATTTCGGTATACGTGAAATTAAATTTTGAAAAGTCATTAAATATTTATCATTTTCATTATTTTCTTTACATAATTTTAAAGATTCGTCTAAAATAGATTTATAACCATCAATGATTAAGGGAGTCAAAAGAGTAATCAATCGAGAACCCCATTCATTTTTTGATTCGTGAAGCGCGCTTACATTAAAATCATCCATATTTACATAAAACTGATATTTTCTAAAGACAATTCTGAACTTAAAAAGACAAAATTCAATATAAATAATATTAATAATTTTTCATTTCTAAATTCTTTTCGAATTTTATGAAAACACAATAACATTTCGTAACGTTTTTCTATAGATATTTTATTTTCTAAAAATTTTGAATTTTCTAACAAATGAATAATATCCAATGCACTATATGATTTTTCGTATAACTTTGTACATAGAGAAATTAACTCGTGTAACTCAAATTTTTTTTGACAATATTTATTTAATTCTTTTTTAAGCCAATCCAAATGATGTACATAAACATCTTTCATATGAAATACTTCATTCAAATTATGATGATATAAATTAATAATAGAACCATTTACTACAGGTTCTGGTACATAAATTTCACAAAATCTCGATAATATTGGCTTCATTAAATTATATTTATCTTCTGCAATAATAAAAAAACGTGTATTATGACTGAATAGCTCAATGCATCTACGTAAAGCGGATTGTGCATCAATTGTTAACTTATCAGCATTTAAAAGAACAATACTTTTAAAAATATTTCCCCCATTAGAATGAATATGCGTTTTTGCAAAAAATTTAAGTTCATCACGTATAAATTTTATACCTTTACCATGTGAACAATTTACATACATAACAAATGATTTTATTTTTTCACGATTATTTTCATAAATTTTATGAATAAATTCATTTACAATAGTTCGTTTGCCACTACCAGAAGGACCATGAAATAAAATATTTGGTATTTTATGTAACTCATGAAAGTAATTTAATTTTTCTTTTATATTTTCATGTATAGTTAATGACATAGAGTGACTATATTAAAATACAAAGTGTTTTTATATTTTAATATAACGTATAAATAATATTTTATCATTTTAAACCGCGTTAGTTAAAGAATGAGTATAAGGATTTGATTTAAAAGCAGTAAGAATATCTGGTTGAATGCGATCACAACCGGCGGATTCATTATAATATTGAGGAGCACGTATAGCGCCATATGTTTGTGAAGAAGGCGCTAGCCCTCCTCCATTAAAAGAATAGGCAGGATTAAATCTTCCGTCTAACCGATCGACATCACTTTTAATAGTACTCAAATGCATTTGTTGGTTGAATACTTGTGTTCCTCCAGGATTAGGACGATTATGGATAGTTTGAGATTTAATGTCATTATTATGTTGACTATAAGCTGCATTGTAATTCATATCACCATAACCAGTTGCATATCCACCTGCAGCAGTATAATATTCGCAAGTGGTAGTCTCTCTTTGGGTAGCATCAGGTGCACTATAGTTATTCACGTACAAACTTTCCTTTTGATTATTTATATAAAAGTTTGGAGCATACAAAGTAGTTTCTTTATTAGTAGTAGGAGTTGCATCTTGAGGATTATAAACATAACCTTTAGGTACTGCTGAAGTAGCCTCACCATAAACACGTAAATTTTGAATTGTTTCGCTTTTACGTGTTGGTCTAAAAACATCCATAATGGGTGCAATAACGGCACCAATAGCTCCTCTAAAACCACTTCCAAAAATTTCAGGTTGTTTAGAAATCGTTCTGTGATTTTCATAGTTTGTATAACTTTTCATAAAATTATCACCACCATTTGTTGGACCTTTGCCTATAGCATTAGCAGGATTTACATCAACACATGGGAGTTGTACACGTCTACTTTTCTCAAAATTTTCAGGAGCGTGTCCTGCCTTAATATCTACAGATCCCGCAGGACCCATGTATTCTGTAGCAATATCATTACGACGAATAACTCCCATTTCTTGAATAGGTCTTAAAGTCTCACCTTTTTCAGCTCCAGTAGTAGTAAACCAACGATCTTGTGTATTAATAAAAAAAGTATCGGGGCGCTGTTTCTCAACACGTCCAAGCATTGCAGTAGTGGGTGCGGTCTTAATATAAGAATAAGCAGGTCCCTCATGATTAGCTAATTCATATTCTAATTTAGGATTAGTATCTACTCTTAATTCATCAATTGTTTTTGGTAACCACTTATCACGGGCTTCCATACCAGAGTTGAACCCATTATTACCATTTATTCCATAACCCTTATCCAATCCAGGTCCAACCATAATACTATCAAATGGTTTTGTGTTATTATTTTTCGTTCCAGGATTCACTCGAGATTGATAGAAGTCACTTTGATTAGGCATTCCATATGCCCATTGCATATTATCCTCAGGTTTAAAAAGAGGCGCCTGCTCTATTTTTTTTATTGTTTGGGATCCAGAACCAATCATATTATCTAACAATGTCTCAGTAATATCTACATCATATGTTCGACCCTTTACTTTACCACCATTAAATGGGACCATATTATTATGTTTGAATTGTCCAGAATCTAAATAATTACCTGTTAAAGAATAAATTTCTTGTGGGTTTTTACCTACAGATATATTATTTCTCTCTTTTTGTTGGTATAAATTTTGATTAAAATATTTATCTGTAGCCGTATTTGGATTAGGATATTCTTGAATTGTATCAACTAGTTGATTTATATTAGTAACAGGATAATTTTGAGGAGGAATATTTGTATTTGGTAAATAATTATCTGTTTTAGTAGCCAAGTTACTTCTAATACCCATATTTGTAAATTTTTCTTGTCTAGTAGATTTTCTTAATTCTCTATCAGTACAATTTTCATTGGATTGATTTGAGACTATATACATACCACCTAATGCTAATAATGGCACTGCTATCTCCATATTATAATATATATATAAAACATTTTAAATATATATTTATTGTTAGATATCTTAAATAATTTTTATTCTATTACAAATAACTTTTTATTTATTATTTCTAAATTTTATATTTATTATTTATAAATTTTCACAAGAATTTGTTTGCTGACATGTAGTTGGACCTCCTACATATCCACCACGAATTAGGTGATAATTCGAAGGTAATTCTGAAACTGAATTCATATAAGTTTTACTATCAATAATCATACAATCGCGTTTTGGTGTAAAATAATCTTTTTCTAAAATTCGTGTGCTTAAATTATTTTGAAAAGGTAAACATGTGTTTACCTGAGGATTTAATGGTGGGTATTCAAAATTTGGTTGTTCTAAATCACGATACCACCATGCAGGATGGGTAGCTCTTGATTGGTCGGTAAATAAATTATTACATGTTGGATAATGTATTGGTTGATTGGGAACATTGTATTTTTGATACTCATCTTTTCCTAAACAATCTCTGCTTATATGTCTATTGATACCTTTTAAATCGCTTTCTAAATTTATTGTATTTGTTCTTAAATTTGCTCCCCATTTTTGTGGAATAATTTGTGGATCTTCTATAAAACAAACATCAGAACCATTTCCTGGAACATTCATAATCCACCTTCCCGGATCGGTAGATTGTTGTAATTCTTTTTTTGTTCTGGCATCATCATATTTAAATCTGGTACAAGCCATATTTTTATATATACATATACTTTTGAAAAAAATATACTTTTTACACAAAGTTATAAAAAGTATAATAAAATAAAATATATCAAAATAAAATATATATAGTTTTGAAAAAAGTATATAAGAACTTCAATAATATAATAATTATTATGGATCTAGTTTTAAATACTACACCCAATTTGTGTCCTACTTTGTGTTTAAATATGATTGTTAAGAATGAAAGTAAAATTATCACAAGGTTATTTGATTCAGTAGTATCTATAATTGATTGTTATTGTATTTGTGATACCGGTTCTACAGATAATACTATAGAATTGATTGAAAACTATTTTAAAAGTAAAAATATTCCTGGTAAAGTCGTAAAAGAATCATTCAAAAACTTTTGCTATAATAGAAATTTTGCATTACAAGCTTGCGTTGGAATGTCAGATTATGTTTTACTTTTAGATGCTGATATGATTCTTGAAGTTACAAATTTTAACAAAATTTTATTGAACGAAGCTTCTAGTTTTTCTATTCTTCAAGGAACTGATTCTTTTTATTATCAAAATATGAGAATTCTTAAAAATAATGGTGAATTTAAATATAATGGTGTTACACATGAATATATTGATACCCCTCCTAACAATACAATTTATAACATTGAAAAAAATCAATTATTTATAAGAGATGTAGGGGATGGTGGATGTAAACAAAATAAATTTGAAAGAGATATTTCTTTATTATTAGATGGTATTAAGGATGAACCAAATAATGTTAGATATTATTTTTACTTGGCAAATAGTTATCATGATTGTGGAAGATTTGGCGAGGCAATAAATGTCTATAAAAAACGCATTGAATTAGGAGGTTGGTTTGAAGAAGTTTGGTATAGTTATTATAGAATTGGTCTTTGTTTCAAAAACTTAGACAAAATTGAGTGCGCAATTTATTATTGGTTAACTGGATTTAATGTTTATCCTGAGCGTCTTGAAGGAATATACGAAATTATACAACATTACAGACATATATCAAAACATACATTAGCTAATTTATTTTATCTAGAAGCAAAAAAAATTTTAGATTTAAATAAAAATAGAAATAGTTATTTATTTTTACACGAAGACATATATTCTAGTAAAATATATTATGAATACACAATTTTTGCAGCTTATCTTGGAATAAATAATATTGATTATGAAGTTGTAAAAGTGTTGAATCAATC